TGTGACCACTTTTCGGATGGGCTGCGTGGCGCTGCCGAGCGTCGATGTGTCCAAAACGAATGAGTCGAGGCCGGCGGAGCCAGCGATGTTCGCCGACAAAAGAACGGATTTGGTGACGTTTGAAAAATCGTTGTAGCCGTAGTTGAACTCGACGTTCCATTGGCCTTGGTATTCGAAGGGAACGATCGCGGACCGAGGAATAAAGGCGCTGCCCTCGCCTGAAAACTGAATCGTGACGGTCCCGTACCCGTCAATGATCTTGTTTGAAGCCTCCGGATTTTCAGATCCGAAATCCTGCTCGTAAACTTGGCCGGCGTAATTTCCGGACAAGAGAACCTGGGCGTGATTGATGGTGGCGCGGGTGTCAATGCACACGCCCATCACATTGGCGTTGATGTTGGTGTATTTAGAAACCCAACTGCCCTTGGTGTAATCAAAAACGAAAACGATGTTGTTGGTTGAGCTACCCGTCTGCGTCGCCGCGACCCAAATTTGTTTCCTGGCCGGGTAATAACGAATGACCGTGTTTTGAAGAAGAACGAGATTGTCGAGCAGGTTTTGAATATTGGAATCACCCACGTCCGGATCGGAAATATCGAGACATGCGGAGCCGTCATAAAGGTAAATGTGTCCGTTGGGCGCCATAAAGACAATTTTCCCGTCGGGAAGCGTATCCAAGGCCAATGGTCCGACGCAACCGATTCCCTGAACGGACGTGTAGAGAGGCCCGAGCGTAGGCGCACCGGAAACGGCGGTCGAAGTCGTATCGAATTTCCCGATGCAATTTCGTTTGAAAACGATGAGGAATTGATCTTGATTGGCGAGAGCCGTAACCTTGTCGCCGTCGTCTTTTCTAAAGTCAAAAAAACTCGTCGCCGGCCAGGTCGTTGGATCAATGACGTTCGAGTAAAAGGTTCGAGAGGGATTGCCCGAAATTCCGGAGATGAACATGTAGTTGTTGACGGTAACGCAAATGTTTCCCGATGGAGGTGATCCACCCAGGGTAGAGGCATTTCCAGTTCCGGTCCAAACAATTGGGGCGTCTCCGCAACCGCAGCGAACAATTTGATTGTTGAGACTAGCGAAGGTGGAAACGTTGTTCGTGCCGGAGGTGATGGTGACAGACCCAGTAATGTCGGTGAAAGTCGTGCCCAAATCGGCGGTCTGGTAAATTTTTGTACCGGCCGTGAAAACCTGGTATCTCTGACCCGCGGCCGTTTGCCAATCCGAAATTCCCGTGATAGCCGGAGCCCCCGAAATGGCGACCGCATTCAAAGTCCTCGAGCCTTGCCTCTTCACGATGTCGCCTTCAATGAAATAAATATCCTGTGCGTCGGACATTTGGTCTTTGCCGATCGTGTTCGTAGCGGCTTTTGTGTTGAGTCCGCCTTGAAATCCGAAGGGGCCGAGAGTCGTCATCATCCGCTCGTGATAACCGGGTATTGTTCGGGCATCTGAATCCACTTGGCCCTTTGCACCGAATCGATCGACCTTAAAATCGGCTGACTGTCTTCGCTCATGCGGTATTCGCCCCGCATTTCTTTGAGGCGAGTTTCGAATTTCCCATCCCACTCGCCGGCCGCGTCGAATTTTCTAAGGTAAGCGAAACCAATCGAGATGGCGCCGAAAGCAATAATGTGGGCGTATTTGTTGGGAATGGAAATGGCGCTGTCGGTTGGCCGCTTGATTGTGCGAAGCTCAAACACTCGCGCATCGGAGGGAAACGGGTATGGCGTCACCTGCACGTTTCCGCTCGCATCGACACCCCACATGAGGTAACCGTAAGAGCTGTTCGTCGACTGTGGATTGGGACGCAAATCGTCGATCGTCCGGGGATCAACGTAAATTAATTTGAGCGGAGTCGCCTGATTAAGGATATCCACGACGCTGTCACAGCTGGAGGACAGGCTGTAGAAGCGCTTGCGGATAATGTAGGTGGACGCCGAGAGATTGGTCGTTCCCTGATAAACCTCTTCGACGGTCAAACTCGTCGCCGAGGTGAACGCGGTTATTTTGTACCAATCATTGGAGCCGGAAAACTGAATCCAGTATTGTCCGGAGGCCATCGTGGACGTGAAGGTGGTTCCGCTGCCCGTGACCGTCGCCGAGCCAGAGGAAATACTGATTGTTCCCGTCGTGTAATCGGGAACCGTTACAATCGCTTCCCGCGACTCCATGAAAGGCCACGGCCAGCGCGCGCAAATATCTTGCTGGGTGTAATTTAACCAGCGATCAACCCTCGTGACATTGGATGAGTCCTAGCTGTCCAAACCTGTGTGATCATAAACCTCATTCTCGAGATCTGAAAATGTGAGATTTGCCATTCTTCATAACCGCCCTCACCCCTTAAATGAGTCGTTACGACGTTACCGACTGCAAAATGTAAAAGACCGTCACTTCGGTCGTGTTCGCGTCAAAGGACACGTAGAGGCCCGACGGAAACATCACCGGAAGTGGCAAGCTATTCGTGTTGCCGACACTACCCGTGATCGGCCCCGGCCTGAACCCGAGCGTGTTGCTCGTCGACGTTCCGCTGTTAAAATAAGGAACGGCTGCCGTCGCGCCAGACAAAATACTGTAGCCACAAACGAGAATCGGTTTGCCGGCATCACTGATCGAACCCGAGCTCGTGATTCTTTGAAACCCGCATTGATATGGGAGATAGCCCATAATGTATAACCCTCCTTAGACGGCCACCGCCGCTTTTTTCTTATGAACAAGTCCCATGTGAAGCCTGAGTCCCGCGCCGCTCTTGATGGATTTTCGGCATTCGGGGCAAACGACAGCTTGATGAAGAGGCGCGGGCGGCGCTGGCTTTTCAACCGGCGCGGCGACAGCAAGCGCCTCTGTCGGCGCCGGCTGAGAAACCAAAATGGTTTCCGGCGTTCTTAAATCAACATCCGGAATTTCAGACGGCGTGAGCTCCAAAGAACCCCGCACGGTTCGGCGCGCCAAGTGCGGGTTAAAATCGGATTTTTGGTTGGGAGCGACTAGGACCGGTTTGGGAATCGGCTTGTCTCGCGGCGTCATTCGGTCCAAATACCGCTCGACTTGAGCCCACATCGTTTGACCCAATTCAGTCATGAAATCAAGTTTGACGCCAATGATGGTTAGGTTGTCGACAACGGTATCGCGACCTTTTTCAATGGGTGGAAAAACTTCCACGATATCGAATGTCTCGCAGAGATGTCGGATGGACTGAGGAATATTGGCCTCGACGTCCGGCTGCCAAGGTTTGACAAGTTCCGTTCCCCATTTCGATTTCCTAAAAAACCACTCGCTGGGAAGACCCTTGATCGCAATTAATTTGTCGATGTGGTTCGGGTTATCCAAAAAATGACCGCAGAGTCGAATTAGCATGCTGTTAAAACCCCCTTATTGTTTGGTTTGTAGTTAAGACAAACCTTCAAAATCTCGAGCGCGCGATGGCCGTAGGTGTGTTTCGCCAAAACTTCTTTGTAGCCCGCCTCAGCAAGCTGCTCTCGCTCGTCGTCGTCGGACAAAAGCTCGCGAAGATCTTCAACCGCCTCGTCTTCGTTGGTGAAAGTCAAAAGATGCGTTCCCGTTTCAAAGTGTTCCGAGAGGTCATCCACATCGTCAGTCAAAAGACACGTTTTGGTGCCCATGGTTTCAAACACACGCATGTTGAGGTCGTTTTTGATCGAGTAGTTGACCCCGACACGCGTCTGCGAAAGTTTGTAGGCGATGTCATCCGCCACGTTGTAGCCGGGCACCTGACCCATCCGCCATCCCAAATACCAATTGGGAAATTCTTTGCAGAGCCGGTCCAAAAGATTGATGCGGTGTGGAGAATTTAAGTGCCCGATAAATGACCAATCCCATTTCTTTAAGATCTCGGTCGGCTTGTAGACGTCCGGCTCAAACGCATGCGGGAGATAATGGATTTTTCGAATGTCGACGCCATCGGCGGCCAGCTTCGAGACAAATTCTCTTTGCGCGACGAAAACGAAATCGAATTTCTTGGCCGTTTGCATGCGGTACTCGTATCCCAAATGAGCGTCCGAGATCCAATAAGCGCTGGGAGATGGGGGATACCAATCAAGAGGAAGGGACAGCGCATCTTCGCCGTAATCGACCCAAATGTGCAGATCGAATTTCCCGAACCCTTCGGCTTCTTTGTTTGGCCACAAGTGAACGATGTTCCCGTCGTGACGAGACATGTTCGTGTCGCCATCCAAAATCTTGTGCAAGTTGTAATTGAGGAAGCCCGGCGCCCCGTCGTTTCTCATGCCCGTCGATGGCAAGACGTGATAGTAAATCGCGACACGCGGTTTAGTGATGTCCATTTTTTTCAAAGACCCCTATGAAACTGACGTTGTTGTTGGCGCTCATGAGCTCCAAGGTTTTAAATCCCAAGGACTCGATTTGATTCTTGAGACTTTTTTGGTTTAACGCGTCGACGTGTTGATAATTTAAAGGAATGGTGCGAGTGATATCTTCGTCGGGCACAGCGAGAATGAGGCGACCGCCGGGTTTAAGAACACGCCCCCAATCTTTGATCACGCTCGTCGTATCCACCAAATGTTCCAAAATGTGCCGCGCGATGAGAGTGTCAAATTTGTTGTCTTCGACGGGCAGCGGCTCCGAAATATCGGAAACCATGTCCGCGATGGAATGCTTTCCGACCAGCCCAGGAATCGGCTGACCTTTGGGAATGATATCGAGCCCCAACGACGGCTCAACGGTTTTTTGGTTTCCGCATCCGACTTCAATGACTTCTCCCACCGCAAATTTCCGAACCAAGTCTCCTTCCGTATCCGTCGGGGGCGTCTGGGATACATTTGTGTCGACGATGGGATTAAAAATATAGTGAATGAACTCTTTGAGGCCATGTTTTTTGATGAGCCAGTGATTGGTCTTCTCCGTCATTTGCACGGAATTCCATTCCGCCCCGTGTTCTCTTTGTCCGGTTTTAAACCCGTGGTGATAAACGAACACACTCTTGTCGGCGATGAGCTTGTGACCGGCTTTTCGGAAGCGAATCGACAAATCCAAATCGTCTCCGTGGTTGGGCATCGAGTCGTCGACGCTGCCGACCGCGTCCAACGCGGAGCGCCTCACCATCATGCAGAAACCAATCAGAAAATTGACTCCCAATGTGTAGGTCGTCGACGGAATGAAAGCGTTTTGCGGTCCCATCACGCAGTTGGAAGAAGGACCCACCGCAGCCACGTTGGGATCGGCGAATTTTTGAAGTAGAGCGGGCAGCCAATCGGAACTCGAGACGGGAATATACGTGTCGTCGTTCATAAACACCACGAACGGCGTCGTTGCATGCTCAAGACCCAGCTTAAGACCACCCTCCCAACCGAGATTCTTGCCGGCGTCCAAAACCGTGATTTCCGGCGCTTCTCGCCAAATGGCCGCAATCGATTTGGGATGTCCGTTGTTCACAATGAAAATATGGGCCAAGCCTGGCGTAACCCTGTGCGTCAAAATGGATTGCACGCAGGGATTTAAATAGTCCGGATTGTCAAAAGTCGGGATGATGATCGAAACTAGAGACATCAGGGCAGCACCTTTTCCAAAGCCTTATTGTCCCACCAATTGTAAGGCACATTTGAATTCATAATTTTGATGCACTTCTTAAACACCTCGAAATTGTCATTCTCGCGTTCCTTAATTTCCGGATTGCCGGCTGTGCCCGAGTGACCGCCGTCTTGCTCTTTAATCAAATCCGCCAAGGCCACGAAGTTGTAGCGATTTTTCACCAAGCGGCACGCAAACTCGGAATTCTCGTAGGCGTAATACTGAAAGCTCGTGTTGAAGCCGCCCGTGAAATTCACCATCGCTCGATCGAACACCATGATTTTGTCCGGGAAATAATCGACGTTGGAGACAGCGATGTCGCCATCGATTTTGACGACCGGCTGACCCACATAAACCACGTAGGGCATGAGCTGAAACGCCCGTTCTATTTTTTCCGTGTAGCCCTCCAAGGCTTCGCAGTCCGCCCCAAAGAACCACACGTAATCCGCATCGGTGTAAAGAAGCATCCAACCCAACGCGTGAGAGAGGTAATTCTGTTTGGCGCAAAGGATCACATCGTCGGTGTAGGTTAAGAGCCGCTTATAAAAATCCCAGTCCGTCTTTCCGCGCGCGTCGTACCAGATCTGCAAAGTGTAGGGGACGGTCGTTTGTTTTTTGATCGATTCGAGCGTCGTCCAAATGCACGGCTCACCCACCGTCGCCACGAAAAGCTTGTGTTTGGCCGTTCGAAAGGTGACGTCCGTCATTTGACACGCTCCATGGTCGGGTATTTGTTAAACGCCCCGTAAATTTTCTCTCGCTCTTCGGCCGACATTTTGTTGTATTTGTCGGAGTATTCCTCTGTGACCACAACCGGATGAGAAAGGTGCCCCAACTTGACAGAGGTGTCCATGAACACGCGGAACCCCGCTTTTTTAGCACTCACGCAAAAGTGCACGTCTTCGCCTGAACCCATCGTGCCCATAAAAAGTGGTTTCCCAAGTTTTTTTAAAACCTCCGCCTTAATCAAAACGGCTCCAAAGCCAACCGCGTCACACTCGACCAATTTCTCCCGCGGATAATTGATGACCGGCTTATTCACGTAGTAGGGCCGGTGCGTCGCTTCGTCGTAACCTTCGATCACCTGAAACATCACACTTCGGTGCGGAGGATTCCGAGTAAAAGCAAGAGGCGCCACAATATCGACATCGTGTTTCACCAATTTAAAAAACAGTTCCGGCGGACACATCATGTCGTCATCGACCATAAACAAATAGTCCGCCTTGTATTTGAGCGCTTGATCCGCAAACATCTCGCGCGCGAAAGGAATAAAAATCTCGCCCACCGAAACCCAAATAAACTCATAGTGCGGAGACACTTTTTCATACTTGGTTCGAATCTCTTCGCCGCCCATGAAGTACGCCATGAGCAGGCGATCGTGATAACTTTCTGGCGGGGTGTGCCCTTTAAGAGCGATTCCCACCAACACGCGTTTTACATTCGGATCATTGTTCTCAGGCAATTCCATAAACTGTTATCCGCCAGGACGAGACGATGTCCGTGACAGACCCCCTTGCTCAGTTGATTTAAAGACCTGACTTTTCGACAGCTTTCGCAATAGAGAAACCTGGTCGGCATATTGGGAGTCATCCTCCCAAAATGCCGATCCAGGAATGTCTCTAATTTAGATTCCATGCTTCATGAAGCCCGACATCCAACCCGTCGCTGAGACAGCGGCCGGCGTCGAAACTGCAATGACGCAAGCGAATCCCGAATTGAGCCACGTCGGAACGGCCGAATAAAGACCGCCTGCCAAAGCGCCCGGCACACACGCGTCACCCAAGGTGATCGTGATGGACGTGCCCGCGTTCGACAGGAACACCGAGGCGCAGAGCCCGTATTGCTGGACGATTCCATAGGCGTTGGGCGCGATGTCATTGGCCGCAATTCCGATCCAATTAATCTGTCGACCGGTGGCACCTGAGCCCGCCAAGCACGCGTTCGTTCCATTGAAAGACGCGGCTGCAGCGGCCAAAGCCACGGCGTAACCGGTCGTCAAGCTCGACGCTTCCACATTTTTGTAAGTCCCGTAGGCGCGCTCGTCGCCCTGAGCTGCTTGTTTCCACAACATAGTTTTTCTCTCTTTACCCCTTAATTTTTGAGTGCGAGGCCATCCGGCCTGTCGACTTTCGTCATGTCTCGCCGCTAAAGCGAGCCGTCACTCAACCTTAATTGCCAAGGACCGTTAATTCGAAAACGCCGTTCGTAACGTTGTCTTGATTTTCCACGGTGATCGTTGAAATCCCCGAGGTGGTCGAGACTTCGACACGCGGAAGAATCTGGTATGTACCGTCTAAGGCGTCGATCTTTTGGAACGTCGCCTGTCGAACTGTGCCCGCCACGGTCATGGTGCCGGCCGCATCGCCTGCCGAGCCGGTCCAAGTACCAAAGACCTTCCGAATGATCGGACCCATGTACACTTGCGTTTGAATCGTTGTGCTGAATGCCATGTTGTCATCCTTACGCCGTCACTCCGGTTAAAACCGCCAGCTTTCGACGGTTGTTCGTGGTGAGTTCGCCCGCCCAGAAGAGCTGCGCCACTTTCAGGTCTTGGTTGGCCGGTTTCACCCACTCAGACATCGTGAAGAGCCGGCTCGAGTGCTGCACGAGCTCGAGCGCTTTCGAGTTCAGGAGATAGATGTAGCCCGAATTGCAGTTGGGGTCCCACGTCCACACCGCTTCCTTATATTTGAGATTGGAAAATCCCAAATCGCCCATCGAAACATAGGTGTAGCGGACCGTCGGGGTCAAGGTTGCCTCATACGCCTCATATCCGGTTTGATCCGACAAAATCAAGTCGGGTCCGCCGGCCGGCATTCTGACCGAAACGTTGTCCCAGGCGGTTCGCAAGTCAGAAAGTCCTCGAGCCGCGAAAGAACCAGAAGTCGTCTGAGTTGACTGCCACCATACGTTGGTCCCGCCGTTGATATCGCCGACCGTTCCGGTGTTCTGAACGATGGCGGTCAAGGGGGTGATGTTGGCGCCAACCTGAGAAGCCGCGAAGAGCTTCATGTCGATCAATTCCTTGAGCGACGCCAAACCGTTATCGATTTGCGCTTTCGCGTAATCGATGACCTGAGCACGTCCCGCATTTTGCAGTTCGATTCGACCCGTGACCGTGATGGACGCGGCCGCTTGTCTCCATTGCCATTGTGCGGCTGTGAAATTGTCTTGGATCGTCGTATCCAAAACATCGTCCGACGCGTAGAAACCAGCCGTCGAATTCGAGCCGTAAACAACCGAGCGAACGACAGTGGCGCCGCCGTCCTCCGTTACTCTTTTTTTAATCGACAGCCACGCCAAAGCGGGGATCGCTTTGTGCACGTTGTCGGCCAATGTTTTTCCGTACGTCGACAGCGTGGTGGCGATCAAACTCGTCACATTTGCTGGGCCGTATGTGAATACTGTGTCCGGAACACCCATTTTTCTTACCTAACCTTTACCCCTTACTTTTGAATCACAAATTGCAAATCTTTTTGTCCGGAGAGCTGCGCTTCTAAACTCCTCTTAATAAGCTCATCCGCCGAGCCAACCGTGACAATGTTTTTCCCAGCTTGCTGCGTCGAGGGCCCGGCGGTGACCGCTTGCTTTTTTTCTTGCACCATGCCCATCGCTTTTTGCTGCTCTTGCACGCGGAAACTGTCCGCCCACGAACGCGCGAGACGGTAGCCGTCTTCAACACTTTTTCCCTGCTTTTCGGCCCAATCGAGAGCAATTTCAAGTAAGGAGGTCCCTTCTTTTGTTTTTGGATCAAGACCGATTGTGTCCAACTCTTTTGCGTCCGGATGAGTGCTAAATAAAGAGTCGATCGCAATTTTCGTTTCGAGTGCTTGCTGTTTTTCATTGAATCGCTCGAGGACCGGCATCGCCCAGCTCTGAAGCATCCGCGCTTGCAGCGCTTGAAGCTTTGCTCCATCTCCATTCGAAGCCTCGATCACCGCCTCCTGCCATTCCTGCGGGGAGGCGATGTCCTGCGGTTTCGTTTGCGAGATCTGTTGTTGCTGGGACGACGACGCGCCCGCCTTGGCTTGATTTTGCTGCTGAGTCCACCACTCGACGAAGGGACGGTACTGAGTCAATTTGTCGAGTGCCTGCGCTTTTTCTTCGTAAGGCTTTAGCTTCCCGCCGTATTCCTCTTCGCGCTTCTTAATTTCGTCGGACGCGCGTTTCTTCCATCCGTCTAAAATCGGCTCAAGTGACGCGCGCTGCTCCGGCGAGAGAATCGAAAGCGCGTTCTCATCAATGGCAAACGGATCGGCCTGCGCCGCTGGAGCCGCTGGCTCAGCCGGAGCTTGAGCCGATTGTGGATCTAATTGCTGTTCCATAAAAACCCCTTATTTTTCTCTTTAAGCGCTCGGTCCTTTTTGTATGCCCGGCATGACTCGTTCAGCGACTTCGCTCGCCATGTCATCCCCGTCCGACGCGCCTCCGCCCATAGGCGAGACGGACATCACATGAAAATGTCCATCCGCTTCCAACGTCCCATGCACCTCGCACGCGAGATCGTCGCCGGGCTTGGCCTGCTCGAACGCTTTTTTCTCGTCATCGGTCAAAGAGATGATGCGGGGGGTTTCGTGCGTATCCCCCGAATCCATCCCTTCGTCCGTTCTCTTCTCGGCGTACCCTTTTTGGCGATACGCTTTGAGCTCGTCGGACGCGCTCATGACTTAAGGCTTGGAACCGGAGCCCTTAAGACTCTTGCCGATACCCGAACCATCGACCGATGGATTTTCGCCGGTCGGATCATTCAGTTTGTTCATGTCGAACTCGTCGTAAGCCGCGAGGGTTTGCCCCAAGCCCGGAGTCGTTCCGCCTTCGACTTTTTTGGTCGAGTTGATTTTGTTATCTCCCATAATTTTTCCTCCTCAACGATTCCACCGCATGCCGGTGGGAAATAGAATCGAAGCTGGACGCGCCATGAACGCGGTCGCCGGCTTCGCGCAAATTGCATTTCTCAAGCCAATATTTTTTCTCGCGGCGGCTCGAAATAAATTTGGCGCCGGGATGCTCCTCCGAGGCCAAATGCTCATCCAAATAAGGCTCCTTAAAATACACATCGGGGATTCCCCGACCCGGCCCAGCATCGACGCACACGAGCTGCCGGAGTTCTTTGTCCCAACGGTAGCGCGCCATTATTCGTCTGTTCCTCCCAGCTGTGTATCCATCTTCCGCTGGGTTGCGATGGGTGGAATCTGGCGGGCGAGCTGTTCATTCGAGTCGCTTACGTCCTTTCTTTTTTTTCGGAGCAACTTGACCGCGCTTGGCCACTTCATATATTTGCCGGGTTCTGGCACCGGCGTTCCCAACTGACTCGTCAACTTTTTATATTTGCTCATCACCGACATTTGGGCCTCCGTTGCCATTGCCATTGGCGCTTCTGAATTTTTCTAAAATCGAATGAACGAGCGTCTTCTGCATGTCCATTTTGTGTTTGGTCGCATCGAACGCGAGCTTTTGTTGCATGCCGGCGAGCTTTAATTCCTGCTCTTTTTGTTTGCCCTGAATTTTTATTTTGGTTTCGGCCATCTTCGCTTGCACTTTGGCTTGCGTCTCCATCAGCTTGGGAGGCATCTGAGGTTGGGCTTGCTCGACCAAATCCATTACAGTCTCAAGAGACTGAATTCCCACGAGCCGCAAGAATTCGCGCAGAAAAGATTTGGCCGCAGGCGAGCCCGGTGTGACACCGGCCAATTGCAGGAAGGGGGCCACCTTCTCCATAATTTGAAGTTGAGATTCCCGGTCCATCGGCACCGTTGAGCCGGCTAAGACGTCCACATCCATTTCTCCGATAACGTCGGTCTTATTCCACGAAAAAGAAAAGTCGCTCGAA